CTATCTAAATGGACAAAGCAGAAATGGAAGACAAAGTCAGGCAAACCATCAAGCAAAACCGGAGAAAGATATTTGCCGAAGAAAGCCATAGCCTCTCTGTCTCCGCAGGAGTATGCAGCGACCACGCAAGCAAAGCGCCAAGGGACTGCTGCCGGGAAACAGTTCGTCAAGCAGCCAGAACGGATAGCGCGTAAGACAGCTAGGTATAGGAAAGCGTGATGGCAAAAGGTGTAAAGCATTACCTCAAAGATGGGAAGGAGCATAAAGGGAGCCTTCATAAGATGTCGGATGGCAAACTCCACTCTGGGAAAACGCATACAGCAAGTAGTAAAAAGCTGTACCATTATGGTCAGTTGTCTTCTAAATCTAAACAGGAAGCCAAGAAATCTTGGAGTAGCTAATGACCACATCTGGCACAACTGCATTTAACATGGACTTCACGGAGATCGCTGAAGAAGCGTGGGAACGTGCGGGTAGAGAAATGCGTTCCGGGTATGACCTCCGTACTGCCCGCAGGTCTATGAATCTGCTTACTATAGAGTGGCAGAACCGGGGTATAAACCTATGGACTATCGATAGTCATAGTTTTGACCTTATAAGTGGTACGGGGCAGTATACCCTACCCTCCGATACTATTGACCTGTTAGAACAAGTTATACGTACTGGGGCTGGCAGTGTGTCTACACAGTCTGATCTCCCTATCAGCAGGATTAGCGTCAGTACATACTCCTCCATCCCCAACAAGTTATCGACGGGTAGACCTATTCAGGTGTGGGTTGAGCGTCTCAGAGACGCCCCTAAAATTAATGTGTGGCCTGTGCCGGACAACGATGACTATAAGTTCGTGTACTGGCGGCTACGGCGCGTGGAAGATGCCGGGAGCGGCGTGCAGACAGCAGACATGAACTTTAGGTTTTTCCCGTGCCTTGTTGCCGGTTTAGCTTATCAGATAGCTATGAAGACCCCCGAACTTTCGCCCCGCGCTCCTATGCTCAAGGCTGAGTACGACGAGCAGTTTAACCTAGCCGCTGGGGAGGATCGAGAGAAGGCGTCCGTGCGTTTTGTCCCGCGTATGTCGAGGGTCTACTAGTGTCTAACAGATTTGCGTCTGATAAAAATGCTATAGGGTTATGTGACGTATGCGGGTTTCAGTATAAGTTAAGAACACTACGCGACCTTGTTGTAAAGGGTACGGACACCAATATAAAAGCGTGTAGGGAATGTTGGAATCCGGGCCAACCGCAACTAAGGCTAGGTGAGTTTCCGGTAGATGACCCGCAGGCTTTACGTAACCCACGCCCAGACACAAGTTTAGGAGTGTCTGGTAATACTAGCAGTCGTGATATACAGTGGGGGTGGAACCCAGTAGGGGGTGGTGTTGACCCGTACAACCTTACCCCCAACAACCTTGTTTCGGCTGGCTATGTTGGGTCGGTTACGGTAACAGTTAGTTAGGAGTTATAAGATGAAAAAATCTAATGTAGTAAAGAATCCGGGGTCGCCTGTACCTATCAAGACTTCTTCTATAAAGACTGACATGAAGGGTGTAAAGACATCTGGCATTAAAGTTCGTGGTATTGGCGCAGCTATTAAGGGCACAATGGCCCGTGGACCTATGGCGTAGCTATGAATTACACGGAGTTAAAGGTTAATATTCAGAACATCTGTGAAACTACGTTTACAGATACCGAACTCGCTATGTTTACAGAGCAAGCTGAACAGAAAATCTATAACACCGTCCAAATACCCGCACTCCGTAAAAACGTAACCGGTACATTCTCTAACGGTGAGAGTTATCTTAGTGTACCCCTTGACTTTCTATGGACGTATTCCTTGGCAGTTGTAGATGGTAGTGGGGACTATCACTTCCTTTTGAATAAAGACGTAAATTTTCTACGGGAGGCTTATCCCGCGTCTTCCCCCCGCGAGTTACCTGTGCATTACGCTTATTTTTCCGATAGTAATTTTATGGTAGGTCCAACACCTGACAGCAACTACGCAGCGGAACTGCATTATGGGTACTACCCTGATTCTATCGTAACTGCCGGGACTACATGGCTTGGTGATGAATTTGATTCCGCCCTACTTAATGGTGCGCTTATTGAGGCAGTACGGTTTATGAAGGGCGAAGCTGATGTTGTTGCGCTGTACGAAAAGCTATATCTACAAGCAATAGTATTGCTAAAGAACTTAGGAGATGGTAAGTTACGAGAAGATGCTTACCGTTCGGGTCAATACAGACAAACTGTATCGTAAGGGTAAATTATCACGATGTTTGAACTAAAAGCTAACGTAACCCCCAGTTACAAGGTCGCCGTACACACAACGAACTACCGAGGGTCTACGCCGGAGGAGGTAGCGCAGAGGTGCGCTGATAGGATAATTTCAGTCTCGGACGGAGCGCCTCCGGTTATAAGGGACCAAGCCTTTGCGTACAAGGCTCAACTAGAAAAAACGTTGAGTTATTATATGCGAGAGGCTATAAATAGTGATAGGACAACCGTTTGCAACGCCTTGGCTAGCGCTGGGCACCCGGAACTAGCCAAACTCGTAAAGGAAATTTAAAATGTCAATTACGCAGGCAATGTGTACGTCGTTCAAAAAAGAATTGATGACCGCTACACACAATTTTACCGCAAGTAGCGGCAACAGCTTTAAACTTGCTTTGTACACAAGCAGCGCCTCGCTGAGTGCCGCAACTACCGCTTACTCTAGCACGAACGAGGCGAGCGGAACGAACTACACCGCAGGGGGAGCGGCTTTGACGAATGTCACGCCCACCACCAGTGGGACAACGGCACTAACGGATTTTGCTGACCTGACGTTTTCTAATGCAACCGTTACTGCTAATGGAGCATTGATTTATAACGACACGGCGAGTGGTGATCCGGCAGTTGTTGTACTGGCGTTCGGTGCAGATAAAACGTCTACCGCAGGTGACTTTACGATTCAGTTCCCTGCCGCCTCGTCAAGCGCTGCTATTATCCGTATCGCTTAGTTAAGAAACAAGCTCCATGTCCTATTTAGGTGGTTGGGGCCGTGGGGATTGGGGCGAAGGTGCTTGGGGCACAAGTTTCCCTAACCTATCTGTAAACGGTTGGAGCCGTGGAAGTTGGGGTGAGGGTGCTTGGGGTTCCGTCCTACCTGTAGCTGTTTCAGGGGTTTCGGCGTCTTCGGGCGTTGGAAGTGTGACGGTTACAGGTGAGGTAGACATCTCGGTATCGGGCCTTGCTGCTACCGGTGCCGTAGGCTCCGTCTCTGTCTCCACAGAACAAGTATTAGCTATAACGGGTCTTGCTGCTACCGGCGGCGTTGGCTCTGTTGTAGTAGATGCGGCCTCAGATATATCTGTAACGGGTCTTGCTGCTACCGGTGCCGTTGGTTCTGTTGTAGTAGATGCAGCCTCAGATATATCTGTAACGGGTCTTGCTGCTACCGGTGCCGTTGGTTCTGTTGTAGTAGATGCAGCCTCAGATATATCTGTAACAGGCTTATCTGCAACAGGTGCAGTTGGTTCTGTTGTAGTAGACGCAGCCTCAAATGTATCTGTATCGGGCCTCGCAGCTACCGGTGCAGTTGGTACCGTCACAGTAGACGCTGCCTCTGATATATCTGTAACGGGCATTGCTGCTACCGGTGCAGTTGGTACTATCGATGTAAAAACAGGCTTGCTTGTAGTTGTATCCGGTGTCTCCGCTACGGGTGCAGTTGGTTCCGCCACAGTAGAAACCGACCAAGTTCTATCCGTAACGGGCATTGCGGCAACAGGGGCTGTCGGCAGTATTACAGTAGATGCAGCCTCAAATGTATCTGTCTCGGGCTTATCTGCAACAAGTGGTGTTGGTTCTGTTGTAGTAGACGCAACCTCAGACATAGCTGTCACAGGTCTCGCAGCAACAGGCGGTATCGGCTCTGTCTCGGTACAAACGGACCAAGTTCTAGCCGTAACGGGTATTGCAGCCACAGGGGCTATTGGTTCTGTTGTAGTAGATGCAGCCTCAGATGTACCTGTATCGGGCTTATCTGCAACAGGTGGTGTTGGCAGTGTTACTGTAGACGCAGGCACTATTGTAGCCGTAACGGGTATTGCAGCCACAGGGGCTATTGGTTCTGTTGTAGTAGACGCTGCCTCAAATGTACCTGTATCGGGTTTATCTGCAACAGGTGGTGTTGGTAGCGTTACGGTAGACGCGGGTTCGGTTATAGCTGTAACGGGCTTAGCGGCTACAGGCGCGGTTGGAAGTGTTACGGTTACGGCGGCTTTAGATATAGCTGTAACAGGCTTAGCGGCTACCGGTAGTGTTGGTTCGGCTGTAGTACTCGTTGGTGTAGATGTATCTGTCACCGGCATTGAAGCAACAAGTGCGGTTGGCAGTGTTACAATACAAACGGACCAAGTTCTAGCTGTAACGGGTCTTGCTGCTACCGGTGCAGTTGGTTCTGTTGTAGTAGACGCAGGCTCTGTTGTACCTGTATCGGGTATTGCGGCTGCAGGGGCGGTAGGGTCGGTAACCGTTACCTCTACCAACGTAATCGCAGTAACGGGTTTGTCGGCTACGGGTTCTTCTGGTAATGTATTAATATGGCAGAACATTACGCCGGGGGTGAGTAGGAACTGGCAGGACATTACGCCGGGAGTAAGTAGGAACTGGCAGGACATTACACCAAACCAGACACCGGGTTGGGTAAAAATAGCGGCGTAGGTTATTAGCAAAATGTTAGTGGATTTTAACGCTGTATAAGTTAATATGCAATAAGAGAGATTTGGAGCGTGTAGCATGACTACTCAATATACAAGCATTCTTAAACTGGCTTTGCCTGTACAAGGTGAACTTAGCGGTGCGTGGGGTGATGTAGTAAATAACAACGTTACTTCTATGGTAGAGCAGGCTGTTGCCGGTCTAGCCGTTATCAATTCGTGGTCAACTAACAGCCACACACTTACAACTGCGAATGGTACTACTTCAGAATCCCGTTGCGCGGTGTTAGTTGCTGACGATAACTCAGGCCAACCTGCTGGCGCAGCCACGATTATCTGCCCCGCTGCAACTAAACTTTATATCCTCAAGAATATTTCTGGGCAGGCAGTTACACTAAAAACCGCTAGTGGCACAGGGGTAGCGGTTGCTAACGGGTCTACCTCTTTCTTATTCTGTGACGGTACTAATGTAGAATCCTGCCAGACCGATATTGTTGATGCTACAACCGTCGATACTACTAACCTTGAAGTTACAAACATTAAGGCTAAGGACGGTACGGCATCGGGGACTATCGCCAATAGCTCAGGCGTGTTTACTATTAATAGCGCTGTTCTTACTACCGCAGACATTAACGCAGGTACCATAGACAACGCTGCTATCGGCGGTTCAACCGCTGCGGCGGGAGCCTTTACCACTCTTGACGCTACGGGCGATGTAACGGGAGCTAACTTTCAGCCTGACGGCGATACCGCAGCGGGCGATGACGCGGCAATAGGGTACACCTCTGCGGAGGGTTTGATCCTTACCGGACAGGGCAGCACCAACGACGTTACTATCAAGAATGACGCGGACGCGGACGTTTTAGAGATTCCCACCGGAACCACCAATGTTACGGTTGTTGGAAACGTAACCGCAGGTGGAAATTTAATTTCTACAGGTACGGTAGAACCGGCTGGTGACACGGCTGCTGGTGACAACGCCGCGATTGGTTACACCTCGGTAGAAGGCTTAATCCTTACGGGGCAGGGTTCCACTAACGACGTTACCATCAAGAACGACGCGGATGCCGACGTAATTGAGATTCCTACCGGGACAACAGATGTAACTGTTGTGGGTAAGTTTACGGGTGGCAAGATTGTCCTAGCCGCCACGGACACCGACACGTCCAACACAGGTAGCGTTACCATCGATTTCTCGGCTCACCAGAACTTTGTACTGACACTCACTGGCAATACCACTCTTGCAAACCCGTCTACTGAGGCGGTTGGTCAGGCAGGTGTGTTCGTGTTTATTCAGGACGGCACGGGATCAAGAACTCTCAGCCTTGGAACGGACTATGAAAGCCCCGCTTCTGGTGGGATTACACTAAGCACCGCCGCAAACGCGGTTGATGTGGTTCCCTACTTTGTAAAAGCTTCCGGCAGTATTCAACTCGGCGCACCGCAGTTGGCGTTCGGCTAATGACTATGTTTGGCTCACAATGGCTGGCTAACGCTGGGGCAAGCTACGAGATTGATCAGTCGATCCGGTTTAATGACAATGATAGCCCGAGGTTGTACAGGACTGTCGGCACTGCCACCAGCAGAAAAACAATGACGTTTTCGTGGTGGATGAAACGGGGAAATATTACACTTGGTGCAGAAGCTAAGTTGTTTGCCGCAAATGGTTCCAACGATGACCAGATAGCCATAGAGACAGGTGCACCAGATACAATTCGTTTTTATCTTGCTGGTACAACAGCAGCCAAATTTCGGCCAAACGCGGTGCTTCGTGATCCTTCTGCTTGGTATCATATTGTTATAGCCCTTGATACAACACAATCAACATCTACTGATAGAGTTAAAATTTATTATAATGGTGTACAGCAAACCGATTTTGCCGAAGAAACCTATCCAAGCCTGAATTATCAAACTCTTGGGTTTAACTATACTGGAGCAGCTTTAGGCATTGGGCATAGAGCGTGGGCTTCCCCGGCATCTTTCTTTGACGGGTACTTTGCAGAAATTAACTTCATCGATGGCACGGCAGCAGCCCCTACTGCATTTGGTGAGTTCAACGACGACGGCGTATGGATACCCAAGGCATACAGCGGTGCTTACGGCGATCAAGGATACTACATCACAGGTGCAACAGCCGGTGATCTGGGTGAAGACTTCTCAGGCAACAACAATGATTTCACCAGCGCCGGACTAACCACCGCAGACCAGATGCTGGATACGCCGACGCTGAACTACCCCACACTAAACTCTGCTGTGATTTATCAATCGGGTCTTCTTTTATCTGATGGAAATCTTGATGCGTTCGGATCGTCTGGTAGCGGTTGGAATTTAATTCCAGCAACTATGCAGATACCGTCTACTGGAAAATGGGCGTTTGAA